TATAACACCTGCGTTGAATAATAATTATGATGTGATGATAAACTTTTTAGGTAATGATCAACTCAGAGGGTTCATAAACCAGCATGGTTTTTATGATCAGAATGGTGGTGCAGACTCTTCATTCAATCCAGGCACATACCTTGCACTATTCTGCTCCGAGGCAGTTTTACCTGGTTCTGACATACAATCAGGTAGTGTCGATGGTTTGAGACAGGGTGTGTCGCAGAATTATGCTACATTCAGAAGATTTCCAGACGTTATACTAACATTCTACTCTCAGACTGACTATTACACTAATGATGTATTCAATGCATGGATGGAGTTTATATCACCCACAAGGTTAGCAGATGGCACTTTTGGTCAGAGTATAGACGATAGAGTCAATCATTCAAGCACAGGTGCTGCTTATAGAAGAATGAAATATCCTAGGTCATATAAGTGTAATATGGAAATCACTGCTTTTAGTAAAGACACGAATGATGATTTCTCCAAACTTAATAAAACCAGCAGATTCAATTTGAAACTACCAAGTTCTATCACTTATCATATTATAAATGCTTTTCCTACCAGTATCGTTGCTGCACCACTGGCATACGGTAGAGCAGAATTGATCAAGACAACCATCACCTTCAACTACGAACAATACTTCACACAGAGAGCATCTAGGAAGGGTGCTATACTTGCAGAATCTGATGCACAAGAAGAAAACATAAGGACACTATAAATACGGTACTAAATAAAGTTACTGAACAATAATATTATGCCTTTACCAAAGGTCGTTGCACCTACGTTTGAATTGCAACTTATTACAGGAAAGAAAGTAAAGTACAGACCATTCCTTGTAAAAGAGGAAAAGATTTTACTTATTGCCCTTGAAGGAGGGAATGATGCTGACATCGGTGCAACACTCAAGAGTGTGCTGAAGTCATGTATTATCACTCGTGGTGTGGATGTTGAGAAACTTCCCAGTTTTGAATTAGAATATTTGTTTTTGAATATCAGAGGTAAATCAATCGGTGAAACTGTTGAATTACTTGTGACATGTCAAGATGATAATGAGACTAAAGTACCACACAAGGTTAGTTTATCTGAAATCAAGTTAGAAGTCCCTGATGGACACACTGATATGATCAAGGTAAATGATGACATCACCATAAAGATGAAATATCCATCAATGCAACAGTTCTTGGATAATAATTTTATTGGTGCATCACTTGAAAACAACGAAAAAATTGATAGAGCATTTGATACTGTAGTTGATTGTATCGACACCATATTCACTGTTGATGAAGCATGGGCAGCGTCAGATTGCACTAAGAAAGAATTGGTCAAATTTATTGAGCAACTCAATTCTCAGCAATTCTCTATGATAGAGGACTTCTTTGCTTCAATGCCTAAGTTGCAATACAAAGGCACAGTGCATAATCCTAAAACTAAGAAGGATTCTGATATAGTAATTGAGGGTTTATCAAATTTTTTCGCATAATGCTATATCACACCAGCATTGATGCAATGTTGGAAACTAATTTCTCACTTATGCAACATCATAAGTGGTCACTAAGTGATATAGAGAATATGATGCCATGGGAGAAAGAGGTATATGTAAACTATTTGGTAAAGTATCTTGAGAAACAAAAATTAGAAGCACAGCAGAGACAAGCATCTAATGCAAACACCTGGTAGACAAGTCGAACCACAGACCCCTATGATTGCGATAAATCGTAGGGTGGATATGACCTTGGAAAGACTTTCAAAGGTTGAAGAGGATGTAGTCAATATTGAGAGACCACAAAGAAGAATATTTACAAATGTCATATCTCAATTTACGACGATAAACAATAGTCTGCAAGAGATGAGAGATCTCATCAATCAAGATATTAGGGCGAAGAAAAAATATTATAGGGAAGAAACAAAGATATTACAAAAGGATTCAAGAAATCTAACAAGTCTCAATGCAGGGTTCGGTAGAAAGGTAGGAGCAGCAGCTTTAGGTCTATATGGTATATCACAACTAGGACAAGGTAATTTTGGTGAAGGTGCTGCTGGTGTAGGCGGTGCTGCTGCACTACTATCTCCTGAGATTCTTGGTGTTATAACCACAGTTGTTACAACAAAACTAGCAAGTAGTGGGTTGTTGAGTAGAGGTGGTGCTGGCACGATAGGCACAAGAGTGGCAGGTGCTTCAAGACTTAGAAATCCTCTTCTCATTACTGCTGCACTCGCTGCATCATTAATCTTACCAGGTCTTATAAATTCAAATCAAAATGCGGATAGAAGGAGACAAATTACAGCGTCAAGGACAATAGCAGGTAGAGAGACGATAAACAAACCTGATGTCGAGAGATTTAGAACGATTCTAGCGAGATTTGATTCAATACTATCAAGTATATCTCTTGAAAGAAAGAGAAGAGGAAGGAATACAATCGATGAGGAAATACGTGAAGAGGCAGAGACTGAAAAACCAAACAAGGAAGAAAAAAAAGTAAATGAAGATATAACAGAAAAATTATCTGAAGAAACCAATCTAGAGAATAATGAAGAAGAGGGTGGTGGTTTCCTTGAAGGTTTGAAAAACTTATTTAATTTCGGTAGAAAAAATGAAAGTGAAGAAACGGACGAGGTAAGTCAGATTGATGGTGGCATTACATCCAACATAGCACTCAATAATGAGATTGTGCAGGGTGATGCAAATATAGATGGTGCTAAAATTACAAAAAATGTTGACAATACCTCAACACTTATCTCTATGGACATGATAGAGAGTGGTAGCGATGGTGGTGCCTCTGGTCTTCTACCAAATATGGATATTGAGATGTTTATGGGAAGTGATACAGTCAATAACACTGGTAATAATTCTCAAATCATAGATCTTGGTGGTGGAGATGAGGGAGGAGGACCAAGTGGTTTCACAGGTCAGACTGCTAAACCTACATTCGTATCAGTATCGACAAAATTCAACAAGAGTATTGATAAATTTGAATCTGCTTCTGCACTACGTTCATGGGGTGCGTTCACATGATTGAAAGGAAAGCAGATAAATTAGGTGCTGAGTTATCAAGAGCATCGATATTCCTAAGTAGAGGTCTAGCTCAAAGTATTACAGTAGAGAGATCACTAGAGAAAAAGTCTCTTGATCTCAAAAGAAAAATCGTAGAACAAAGAGGTCGTACACTAAGGAACATAGGGTCAAGAGATACAGACTCACAAAAATCAGGCGGTATAGGCGGTGCACTTGGTAGTATACTAGGGTTGAATTTGACTAGAAGGTTGTTTAGACCTAAAGTCCCTAAAACACCTGGTTCATTACTAAG